ATGCAATACGATTGCGATGTAAATTTAAAATAAAATAATTCGTATTACCAAATTTATTTTTAGAAAAAGAAAATTCAGCTCTTATCGCAGTAATAAACTGCACGATAATTAAGCTGAATTTCTTACAAGCAATCTCCCCGCTTGTTATGGGATTTCATTCAGTGAAAGGAACGAGGCTTCTTTAATTATTTCAATTCGATATTAAGTTCTTCGCCAGTTAATGCATGGTGTATGCCCATCAATACGACTCAGTACGTCATAGGGCAAATCTAAAAAGCGAACTGCGCTTTTAGCAATATAATCTTTGTGTTTCTCTTTAACTATGAAATAGCTAAAAACCTTACTACCGATACGTTTCGCTTTATAATACATAAAGCCATCTTCATATTTCTCTACAATAACTTGTGAGTATTCTTTACCGGAATTACGGTTACCTATACTAAAAAGATTGAAGATTAATTTTAATAATTTTTTCACTTATGTTATCTTTAGTTTTTAAAAACGATAAAATTTCGCAACCCTATTCCACACTAAGGTAAGTATCTTCAACTTTATTCCCAAATTAAAAAAGCCTACCACAATAGCAGGCTTTCAAAGTGATTTCAGATAGGATATTCAACGGTAATATTTAGGCTGCAATGTTGGTGCCAAATACGAAGGGCTACCCATTTACGAGTAGCCCTTTAAATACGATCATTCACTTTTACGGTGTTGGCTGTGCTGCTGTGAAATTAACAGTAAGATCAACATTTTCCCCGGCAGGTGCAGTAACTGTCATCGGAATATCTTTTGACAGGTGAACGGTTACAGATTGATTTGTGTTACCGTCTGTGTACGTTGCATCTGTTTCAACGTGCAGGTTTGCATTACCGGCAGCAACCCCAACAACATCAAGTGTGCCATCGGCATTCACATCTGTATTACAGGTGAATACGGCAGGGTTATCACTGGCATAAGTTGTGTTTGCAAATGTTGCCGTGATTGGTGCGTTTGTGTCGTGATCTACAAGTCCTAAGACTGCATCAACGAATGTTTTGATTAGTAAGTTCATTTTTAAAGATTGAATTTTTATTTGATAGATATTGTTTACTGTTGTTGTGAAAATAAGTGATACACGCCTTCTTTTTTTTCTCCAATGTTTATGCATGATACACATAATTTAATTTTTAAAACCGATAACCTGCTTTTTACCATCAGTGATTGTAAATTCACATTCATTAAGACAAACCTGTTTATATTCACCGTTGTTAAAGTAAGATACTTCATAAGCAACAGAATTAAACCGGATATAAATAGCTGTAATTACTCCCTGTACATTGCCATTGATAGCAACAACAGGCGTGCCACATTTTATCAGGTTACGCATTCCAATCAAAGTCAGTACTTTCCTTCGCTATCTTACCGATGAATGCAGTACATTGAGGACTGATAATATTTCCCTGTGGATTATCCTTCAACCATTGCTGCGTTGCTGCTGAATAAGTTTTAATACCCGATGCACCGGAACCACCTGTATTATCTCCACCGCCCCTGCCTGCTCCTGCATCAGCAACCCATTTACGCTCAGTAAACATTGTTTCAATAGCATCTTTAATGATCAATGGATCTTTGGTTGTTGTGTTACGGATTATTTCACCATTCTTTTTAACAACTTGTTTGCCATCAACGGTTTCAAATTGAAGGTTCTTTTTGATCAAAAGTAAACGCTCATCATCGGGCAGGTCTGCGGTACGGTTTGCCGGGAACATTGAGATAAGCGATGTATCAAAAGCAATAGCATCTTTCTCTTTTGATATTGATTCAATTTGTGCAGCCTGTGTTTCTTTGTCTTTCTGCAAAAGTTTGATCTGTTCTTTCAAACCTTCATCACCTGTGGTTATTGTAGCGGCTGTTGCTTCAATAACTTTATCCAGGTTCTTTTTATCAACCGTGTCAGGAAGGTTAAACTTCTTTGCGATAGCTTTGCCGGCAATTTCCATGCCTGCTGTTTTACCTTCGATCACACCTTCTTTTTTCCCCTCAGCCTTTGTGTTTGTATCACGGGCTTCAAGGTCTGCTGCTGTGAATACCTGAACTTCAGGCACCACATAATCAACCTCAGCATCATCTTTAATGGCTGCGATTAATTTATCTACGTCAAAACCAAAACTTTTGATCTTGTCCGCTGTTTCTTTTTTTAACATAAAATATAATTGTTGGGTTTAGTTTAAACTTTATGAATCCGGTTGCCGTTAATAGGTTTTGCCGTTTGACTTATTAGTTTATAATATGCGGTTATTTTCGCTTCGTAATCTGCAACCGATAACTGGGCAATAAATGGCTGGCCGCTTTGCAAATAAACAATCGTTTGGTTGTCGCTTATCTCATGGTATAATACAGGAAGCGGCATAGGGATAAACTTACCAGTTACAACCTTTGCAGGCGTATCATCCATTGCAGGAAGATACAAAGGCAACTCTAAATACGGTAGCATTTGCATTATTCAGGTTTTTTCAATAAATAATACCTGCTATTACTGGCAGGGTTATCACGGTTCATTATTTGTTCGTTTAGGTTCTTAGCCATACCAACAGGAATACGGGTAGTATTAACCGGCTTAATGTTGTTGATCTTAATACCAACAAGTACAACAACTTTATCGGCATTATCATTCAATACGGTTTTAAATACCCCGCTGGCCATGTACTGAACGAAATCACGGCTTTCATGTACATTAAGATTATTTACGAGTGCCTGGTATTCTTTAAACATTGCCGCACTCGCCTCGGCATCCTGTGGTGTTTCAGGTGCAAATTTATTATAATCGAATGCAGATAGATCAATGTTTGCGTTTGGTGCAGCGGCATCCGGTTTTACAGATACTGAACCGTTTGCTTTCTTAGTAGACGTTCCTGAAGTTTTGACTTCCATATATTTTATTTAAAGTTAACTAATTATTCTTTCCGCAACAGATACAGCAGGCGGAACAACCTCTTCCGGTATCAACTTCTGCTTCTCTGTAGCATAAGTAACCAGTGATGCACGCAGGGTAACTTCATTCGTAGCTAAAAGGTAATCAAAAGTTTGTAATTGCCGCCATTCTGAGAAATAAAGTTTAGCAAGATAATCAATTTTTGCAGGATTGCCAGCCTGTACCTGTGCAACGGTTGAATGCACAAACGGTTCCACATTTATCATTTTAAGTTCAACGGCAAGCTGTGAAGGATCGGTACAATATGCTGAATGAATATATCTTTTAAGTGCTGCAAATAATGAAGACTGTGAAGCACCCTTTGTTTTCATCTCAAGGTATTCATCCATTAATTCGCCGGGTGTTTCTAAAATATAATACCGGCCATAAGATATTGATGACCCTTTAAATGAACTGGCAAATATATACTGACCAACATAATCAGCAATGATGTTTTCTGTATTCTCAGCCCAATCGGCTGTTGTGTTTAACCGGGCATAAATCGGCTGCAGGTTTGCAAGCGTTTTAGTTGCTGTTTCTTCAATCGTTGTATCGTCTTTTTGTGGGCCTGTGGATGTTTGTTTACGGCTGTCCGTTCCCCAATAAACATCATTAATAAGATTCTCTGTTGCGTTCAGCGATGAATCCTGTTTATCCCAAACATCAATCGGTAGTTTTATGTAACCGAAATATTTATTGAAATCAAAGTTTTCCCCTGCACCTGTTTTTATAGGGAACCGGGCAATATCAGCAACCTTTGTGCGTAGCTTATAGCCGGTGCCCTTGTCTGAATTAGCAGGTGTACACTCAGGGCAAGCAGTACCTGATAAAAACCCGGTGCCTTCACATAGCCCACATTGTAATAGTGGTTCAACAGCTTTTAAGAACCCGTGATATTTCTTTTGCAGATCTCGAATTGAACGATCATTAAAATAGGAATCAGCGAGTTCAGTAACCTGGTGTATTGGTGATAAAAACTTCTGTGTATCTTCAAACGAAATAATATCGCTTATTACAAATGCTGGTGTGCGCTTCCAAACAACAGGGATAGTATTTATAAGATTAACTGATGCATTTTCGTATTTGTAAATAGCATCTTGTGCGTCATCTACAAAACGGTAATAGTTTGTAACGAAATCGGGTTGTTGATCTTTTAAAGTTTCATCACTAATTTCAAAAGTATCACAATCTTTTTTTGTAAGCCTGAAACAAACATGCTCAAGTTTGCGGCCATTGGGAAAATAATTCCAAACCGATGCAATACTTTTATAAGTTGGATAAACATTTTTATTCTTATCAACCTCGATAAATATTACACCCATCGGATCACAGCGGAATGCAGGTAATGCAAATTGTTTTATCCATGAACGAAGTGAAACTGAGAAACGGATATTATCAAGTGTTTCAGATAGTTTAACTTTCTGATCATTGGTTAACCCGGTAAAGTACGATGAACCGCCTTGTGCTGAGAATACCATTTGTTCACGCTGAAATAAACGACCGAATAAATCTTTATTACTCATCGTACCATCCTGTCGTGATTTGAATATATCAGGGTTCTCGAAATAAGCATCACGTTTCATTGACTGAGTAAGATTATGACCGTAGATAAGTGTCATAAGTTTATTGGATTGCACCTGTGCATCTTTGATAAGTTGCTTCTGTGGTTGAAACTTAATGATGTCTTCTATTTCGGGTTCTGTGTAGGTCACATTAAGTGGTTATAGTTTTTATATTCCAAACATTTCTTTTTTGCCTCGTTGGTCTTCACAAACGTACCGCCAGGGATCAATTAAGTGGTTAAAATTATCAATCGGATTATTGGTATAATCTTCGTTTTTATCTTTTTCGTACACATAGTTACGAATTTCTTCCCACAAATTTATACTTTCTGTGACAGCAAACAAATTTAATCCATCCATAATTCCAATACCGGCCCGGATAGAACCATCACCTTTATTACACCTGTCAATAAAAAACCCCTTAACTAATTGCGGGTATAACCTGCGATCTTCATCGCTCAGGTCCCTTGCTGCCCAACCGTTATCCAGTAAATCACATGCATCCTTATCGGCACTATCACAAATAATTTTATCTCGTGGTGAAAGATTCAACCGGCAGTACATCCTTCCAATATCAATCGTTGCCATCGGCAGGTAGTTCATTTCCCTGCAATAACAATTATTTTTATCAAACTTTACACCTACCATACCGGCAGGTGAAGCGGTACCAAAATCCTGCCCGTAAAATTCACGGAACGGTAATGCCAGGTAATCGGCCAACGATATTGGTTTAACCTTTCGCAGGATCTGACCTTTGCGGCCGGTGGAAGAGTAACCTTTGATTGCTGTAAGATAATGATGCAGGTTGAATAGATGTGAAGTAGGATCACCGTAAGCCTTATACCGTGCAACAACATGAGGCGGCAGGTAATGATTATCCTCATATCCTGTCATTATACAAACGAATCCGGGAATATTTTTTGGCTTTATTTTAAAATATCCATCATAATCTTTTATTAAATTCGGTGGGGTTCCTTCTGGTATTGGTGCGGGTTCAGTAACGTCAAAGTATGTACGTAAAATAAAATGTCCGATATCGGGTGTGTTTAAAATTACAATAACAAGGCAACCTTCTTTACGCAAAGAATCTATAAAAGTATTAAACTTATCTATGTCGGTAATATCTTCCGTTTCTTCAATAACTGCAATATCAATACTCGACACTCCCTTCATGTTTGCAGTCTTACTGTTATCACTGGCCTTAAATCCCATCGTGAAAACAAGATCGGTGTGTTTTGATTTGATACCTGTTTCCATACGTTCAACATTGGTGCGAAATGGTATTTTATCAAACCGTTCCAGTATTTCGTTTAAGATAGATGCTTTAATACGGCTTTTTTCATCCCTCAGTATTACACATCTTTTTTTATTTACCGCAGCCTGGTATGCAACATATTCACTTACTCCATAAGTCTTCATACCACCCCGGCCACCAATAAGAATAGCGATATTTGTTTCTGTCGGTAAGGTCCATAGTGGGTAAATGCAATCAGCCACCGGCACCACACCCGATAAGCGAAGTAATTGTTGTGTTTCGGGATCAAGTTTTTTGAAGTAAAAATCTTCAAGAGGTTTTAATCGCATGAATTATTTTATCAACCTGTGAATCGTTGAGGGGTTGTATATCATTCCCCTGGCCATCGGTCTGGGCTACTTTGATGATATCATCTTCGAGGCACTTGTTAATCGTTTCAATAGCTTTGGCATTACCTAACCTGGCATTCGTAACAAGGGATGCATAATAAGCCTCAAGGGCTTCAGTTGGCTTACCATCCTTACCAATCATTGCTTTTACGATGATTTGTGTTAAATGCCGTTCTTTACGAAGTTCCTGCCAGCCCCTTGACTTCTGTTCAGGGGTAGGTTGATTTTCCTTTGAAAACTTCTTAGCGTTTGGGTGAAGAGTTCGTTTTTTCTTCGTTTCCTCCATTTTTGCAATTTACAACTTTTTTTCAAAATACCATAAAATTCAGGGGGAGGGTTAAAACACCATCCCCGGTTTTGTTGCCCCGCCAGGGGAATTGTTACTTTCCTTTTCTTTCCTTTTCTTTCCTTTAATAGTATCGTTTCGTATATCGGTCGTATTACGTTCGTATTTGGTCGTATTATTCCATCTATAACTAATTGATTTTCTTGCCTTTTCTGATTTTTCAATCATTGAATTTTGAAGTCTTAAAGAGAAAAAATAATCATTCTCAATAATAAATAATCCATAATTTTTTATGACCGTTTCAACCTTTTCTTTCGAAGTACCCCATCTTTTTGCAAATGGGCCGGTAACAGAAAGTGGTAATTTATAGTCTTTCTCAGCCCTCAGCTTTTCAATTAAAGCCCAAAAAATACCGAATCCTTCCATTGCAAGCTGCTCAATTAGGATCATCATTTTTGGGTCATCTTGGGCGTTTGCATCATGTGAAAAATAGTAAGCATCTTTTTTCATAAAGAAATATATTTACGAGTGAATGTATCGAATTGAAATGAAGTAAAACCCAATTTACCAAGCCATGAAAACCGAACTTTTTGCACATAAACATCAACAGTATTATCTTTAAAATTACGGTGAATTGATATACCGTTATCTGTTTTATTAAAGAAGTGTGCTGATCCTGAAATATCATACATTGTTGCTGGAGGAAATTGCCCGGATTGATCTTTAATTAATTTCTTTGGGTGGGCCACAATAAACACATGGGTATCTGTTTTAATTGCAAACTCTTTTATTAAAGTTAACGCCTCGCTGATGTATTGCGTTTCGCTGTAGCCTTGCGGTATCTTATGCTCTATATAGTTCCAGGGATCAATAATAATGCCCTTTATTCCTGTTTTTAACACAACCTCTTTAAGTTTATCTAAAAGACCTTGTATTGTAACATCTACCTGCATAATATTTATAAAGCTAAAATATAAATCCGTTAAATAAATTGCTTCTTTAAACTCATCAACATTCATTCGGTGTGCAGGATCTTTACGGTAATTAAAAGATAGTCCGACAAATTTCTCCATAAGTTTTGTTACATGGATTGCCGCCGGGTTTTCAAATGAGCAAACCGAAAATTTCCAGTTATGTCGCCGTGCTAAACAGGTAGTAATATAATCAATAAATTCAGATTTTCCACTACCAGGCGAACCGGTTGCAATAGTTATTTGACCACCTGAAAATGTAAGTAGTTCATCAAATTCACCAATCCCAGAATCATATCCTTTTGGGTAACCGTTTTCATAATAATTAACAACATCATCATAAACATCATCCATTGTAATAAGGCCGTCAATAGGCCACTTCCTTGCTGTTTCAATAATCTGCTGAAGCATTTGTTTACCGTGCTTCAAAAGAACATCGTTAGCATCCTTGCAGCCTTCAGGATAAGCTGTTTTGTAGCAACGATCCTTACCCAACCGCCGGGACAATTCATCCCTGAGATTATTACCCGGATCGTCATTATCAGTAAGGATATAAATATGTGTTTTATCTTCAAATTGCTGCCAGCAATTATCAAGGTATTTTAATTGAGCCTGCCCGGTGCCTGCACCGTTTGGAACCGATACAACATTAAAAAAACCGGCCTCATACATTGTAAGGCAATCAACCTCCCCCTCGACAATGATCACCCTGTTTTCATCTTTAATAGCATCGAGGTTGTAAAAAATAAGTTCTGCATTCTTTGATAACTTGAAGTCTTTATCTTTTGACCGGTATTTAATATTTATAAGTTGGTCATCTTTAAAATAATTAAAGCAAATTGCCCGCACTTCTTTATTTGCCTTTGGCATCCATTCTATACTTTCGGTAATGCCGAAACGAAGTAATGTATTATTACTTATGCCCCGTTTCTCAAAATACTTTATTGTTTCGGGTTGTAGTTTTTCCAGCCTCGGTGTGGGTTTGTCGTATGTTTTACTATCTGTTTCATTTACTTCAATATTATTTTTTGCTGCAATAAAGCGTATTGCCTGCGGGTAGTTGATATTATTATACTCCATTAAAAAGGCAGTAGCATCACCGGATTTACCACATCCAAAACATTTATAAATATTTTTTACCGGGCTAACAACAAAGGAAGGTGTTTTTTCATTATGGAACGGACAAAGGCCAACCATATCCGGACCTTTCTTTTTTAATGTAACATATTCTGAGATAATATTTACAA